GGAGGAAGATGAATCAGTCTCGGATTAGCATTCGTGCGTGTTGGGAGGAGATGAGATACTGGGGATACTGCTTGGCAACCATCACCCACCGACCCATCTTCTTTAAGTCCCTCACATCGTCCTTGGTCATGCCCACATGGGTTTTGAGGAGATAGGAGAGTGCGTGGTGGGAAGTTGCCATCGGGTAGAGGACGAGATGGGTTGCCTCGTTAAGGAGGAGACGAGTCTTCTTATAGTTCGTGAGGTAGTGCGATAAGCAAAGCATCGTAGTATTGGTGTGGCGACCCATCGTAGCGAGATCATCAATCAACTTATGAACTACCTTCTCTGCGGGACCCGTAAATGTATCATAGTCATCAAAGATGATCATACAGTTCTTGAACTCGTCAAGGTCGGGATAGTCATCAATAAGCGTCTGAATATTGATGCGTTTCGCCGCGGGTTTCATCTTGTCAAGCGTCCCGCTGTCTTCCTCCAGTTTTGAGACCAGATAGACCGAGCGATCGGGGAACAACTTTTGATAATACTCACCGAGTCCTTTGGCAATATAGGACTTGCCCGATCCCGAGGCACCCGCGATATACCACACCTCGCGCTTCTTGGGATCGGGACATGGTAGGAGTTCAAAAGCACCCGACTCAAGGACAACATCTTTGCTTTGGGACTCATCAGCAAGGATCCGTTCGTAGAGTTGACGACCGATCGCAGACTCCCCGATCAGTTGATCGGGTTCCAGTTCCTTATCCCGTGCTTCCTCAAGGCGAGCAATGAGGCGAACCCGCTCTGCTGGTTTGAGAGAGCGGAGTTCCGAAGCATACTGATTGGCAGAGATCGCTTGACCCTTCCGCCGACCCGCGGGAGCATCGTCCTCGTGAAGGTAAAGTAGTTCGCCGTCTTCGTCTCCACCCTTGACAATGGCGATGGCACGAGCGCCCTTCGCTGGTTTGAGAGAGAGGGAGGGCATTACTACCCCCCGAGAAATTCTCCGTAAGTATGAAATGGTTCCGAAACTCCACACGAAACCGATGTAAACAACACAGATTCGCACCATTCGGGGACTTCTTTCAGTCAAGCGACTTTACCAGTTTCTTCAAGATCTTTACCGATGCCTTGTTTAAGATTCCTTGTAAAGTATCCACAAGCGACTCCAAACGGCGTGGTAAAGAAGGTAGAGGAGCAGTCAACATTCGTTGAACAGACCCGAGAATGTCCCGCTCTTCCTTTAAGAAGTCCGTCAGTTGATAGAGAGATCCAAAGCGAGACTTCATCTCGTCCAACTGGGCGCGGATTGTCTGCGTGGGGGGCGATGGGCGTTCCAGCAACTCTAAAAGGGTCACGCAGTCACCGATGATCTGATAGAGTCGTCCAAGATCCGAGTTCATCACTGGGATTAAGAACTTCGCCAACTCGGTTCGCTTCTCTGCTTTGGCAAGAGCAAAGAACCGCTTGAGTGCCTTGAAGGGATTGATCTTGTCGTAGTAGAGAATGTCCTCCTTGAGAGACTGGACGAGTGGACGAACGGGTGCTGTGACTCGCTTCCCTCCAACAAAGACATCGGAGATCATACTGAACTCGGAAAAGCGGTTGTCAATGTTGGCAACCGCATCTACCTTGAGAAGACCACCACTTCCGATCGCGTCCTCCAACCGAATGACACGATCCCGAAGCATTCGCGCTCCCTCCAAGATCTCCATTGGAGTCCACCGAAGGACATAGTAACGGATCTCCTTTCGTGCCTCCAAGAATCCGAGAGGAGTCGTTGCCTTATCAAGCAATGCGTGTGCCTCCTTGGCATCCTTGGGAGTCACCACTTTCTCTTCCAACGCATAGTCCACGACTCGTTTGCTCTCTACGATGTTGAAGTCTATCACGTTGTCTCCTTCTACGCGTGCGGAAGGACGGAAGGGATTGAACTCGCCCAGTTCACCACACTTGATGTCTCCAATGTAAACTTGCGGGAGAGCGCGGAGTTCCTTGATGGAAGTCTGAAGGCGTTTTGCCGCGTCCTTGAGAGACCGAACCCGCACATCTTCGTGAGCATCAAAATCACCCGCATACAACTGACTCCGTTGAGAGGCAGATCCAACCAACTTGACCTTCTTTCCTTGGTTGAGAGAGAGTGCCTTGAGAACCGCCAAGACCCGCTCGGTATAGTTGGCGGGATACTCCTTCTCTGCGAAGGGATCCATCGCACCTCCTTTTAGATTGGCGCGAAGATCATTGTCGTGCTTGGGGTTTCCATTCAAGAAGGAGTAAACTCGTGCCATTGCCCATTGTTCCTTGGAGAGTTTCGCGGACATTGGAGCATCTACATTCTTCACAAAGGATCCCTTGAGTCTTACACTTGTGGGTTGCGTCTTATAAGCACCAATCCCGCGGTTGTAGACTTCTTGAAGGATGGAACGCGGAACATCGGACAAGGAAGACAACTCCTCAAGAGACGGAGATGCGTCCTTGGGAAGACCGAAGCGTTTCAATACAGCGACCCGATGTGTGGGCATTTTCTTACTCTATACCAAGAGATGAGTGTGCCGACTTACCCCCTTCGGTATGCTGGAGTGTGGGATGTGACCGAACGCTATACTTACGGCACGATCACGACCTCACCCATTGACAGCAAGTCCTATGTTACGATCCAAGCAGACCCTCTCACGGGAGGACCCGATCCATCCGTCCAACCTTCTGCGATCTGGATTGAGATGCCAAGCAGTGGTGGGGGCGGTGGTGGAGTCACAAGTCTCAATGGAGAGACGGGTGCCGTCCTCGCCACTCCCGGCAACACGGGGATTTCAGTGTCCGTTGTCAGTCCCGGTCAACTGGAGTTCAGCAACTTGGGTGTGCTGACTGTAACTGCTGGAACTGGAATCTCCAATAGTGGAACCGCAGAGGATCCTATCCTTGACAATACGGGTGTCCTTTCGGTAGATGGACTCTCGGGTGCGCTCACCACCAAGACGGGTCAATACTACAAGACTGCTCTTCAGAACCTTACCTCGGGAAGCACCGACATCACCTTTGATGTCGCGCAACCATGGAGTGATACAACCGCGATTACTTGGACTGCGGGATCCAAGGACTTTACAGTGGTTCAAAAGGGCATTTATCAGTTGGAGTTTGTAGCAACTGTCATTGCCAATGGTGCTTCGTGGACAACGACGAGTAATAAGTCGGTTTCCATAGACATCACTCGCGCTCCGATTGCCGAGCAAGTCATTCTTCCAAACCAAGCGTTACTCGCAAGTGGTGTAAACTACGGTCAAGCAGTAACAGCAACATTTGAACTGGAGGCGGGGGATATTCTCAACTGCCGTGTTGGCAACACCTTTGCTGGTGGACCCGCGTATGTAAACCCCGTCCAGAACACCTTTGATTACAACACCTTCTTCACTTGGACGCTCCTAAAACCTCTGCCTTAAGTAAATGCTCGGTCTCACGATTGTGCTTTGGATCGGGTTGGTAGCAATTCTTGCGGTAGACTAAATGGATACTTCAATGATCCTTGGAATCGTAGGTGTCATCATCTCGGTTGGAACCGCCATCGTTGGTGTCGTGAACCACAAGCGGATCCGTTCCAACTGCTGTGGTAAGAAGGTAGAAGCGTCTCTTGATATTGAGTCCACCACACCACCCCCGAAACCTTCTGACATCAAAGTATAATGGATCAAGCAAAGGCATACGCCTTAAGCGATGATGATATTCGCTCCCTTCTTGGAGGGAATATCAAGGTCACCACCTATCCCGACTTGGAGAAGTTGTCCCATCTCAACGAACTCTTTGACAGCAAAGGTCGCGCGGTTTTGTTTATTCCCCAGCAGTCCGAGCGCCAAGGTCACTGGGTCTGCTTGATCAAGAACGGGCGTGAGATTGAGTTCTTTGATCCCTACGGCGAACCACCCGAGGCACAGAAGGATACTGTTCCCAAGTCCAAGTTGGAGCAGATGCGAATGAATGAACCACAACTCGCGCGTCTATTAGATGACAGCGGGTATAGGATCCTCTTCAACAAGGTTCAACTTCAGCAACTCAAGGACGATGTTCAAACATGCGGTCGCCATTGTGTGACTCGGTTGCTGTATTACCGCCACCCGATCCAGTCGTATCGTCGGATCATTGAACGCTCGGGAATGAGTCCAGACGAGTTCGTCGTCAAAGTCACCTACGATGGACTGGGAAGGTAGAAAATCTGGCGTGGAGGATATAGAGATGTCCTACTCCTTCAAAAGCGTGTTGGACGGAGGTGCTGACAGCGACATGGTGTATTACAACGCGTCGCTTGTGGCGACAAGTGTGACCAATCTCGCCGCCCAGCAACCTCCTCGGGAAGTTCGCTTCAATGAGGCGCGTGATGCTCCCATCATCAAGAACGCCTCCCAGTATTACTTTTCCATCATTCGCTTCGCGATGAATGGACCCAACAAGAACATCCCCCTCTTCATTCCCGTCATTCAGACGAACAACTTTAACTACCCCGTTCAAAATAGTCCCAACCTCACCATCTACTACACGGCGACTCCTTACCAGCGCGAGTGGTATTACACCGATACACTCGGTGCCATTCAGTCCAAGATCTTTACGATCACGCCCGACTCTAATCCAGTCATTTACCGCCCCGAGGTGCGGAACCGCACGATCGCTCCCGTCCCATCTGTCCCCGCGGGTGGAATTACGCGTCAAGATGTGAAGAACCCATATTACCATGTTTACACCTACAAGCACTGGACAGACCTCGTGAACACCACGATGCGTTTTGCGATGCTCTCTACCTACTTGAACTTCCAAGCAGCATGGTTGGCGGATCCCGACATTGATCAAGCGGTCTCTCCCTTCCCTTACCCGACCTTCCAAGACTTCCTTGACGATCACGATGCTCCCTTTCTCAAGTATGATGAGGAGACCAAACTCTTCAGCATCTACGGAGACACTCGTGCGTTCAACATCTCGGGACCTCTGGACGGCATTGACATCACTTCGGTAGAGAACTTTGGTGTCAATACTCCGATCCCCGCCTTTGTGCCTCCCGCTGTCCCCGTTGCTCCCTCTCCAGCAGTCCCCAAGTCGGCACCCTACCTCCGTCTCTTCTTCAACACGGATCTCTACAATCTCTTCACCAGTTTCAAGAGCGTAGAGTATCTCCAAGTCGGCGGTGGAAGCATTCCCTTCCCTCTCACGGTGGGTCCTCAACCCCTCAACCCTCAACTGACGGGTGCCGCTCCATCCCTCTACTCGTATGAGATCTGCTTTGCCAACCAAGAGTATACCAACATCCTCAATAACAACCCAACGCTCCAAGGGTTGAACGCCGCGCCTCCACCCGCCTACAATCCCCTCTTCCTCATCCCCGCGCAGAAGCAGAACCTCTACTGGATCTCCAAGCAAGACTACAATAGCACCAACTCCCTCTGGAGTCCGTGCCAGTCTATCGTCTTCACCTCCAACCTTCTCCCCGTCAAGAACGAGTTCGTGTCGCCTCCCGTGGAACTGGGAGAGTCCAACACGGGCAATCAGACGAGTTCTTCTACGAACGCCTTCCAACCGATCGTGTCCGACTTCCTCGTGGATCAACAGCAAGAGAAGGCAGAAGGGTGGCGCGACTTCGTCCTCTACGAACCAACCGCCGAGTATAAGATGGGATCCATCCAAGCGTCCCACGACGAGATTCGCAACATTGATGTCCAAGTCTTCTGGAAGTATCGCCTCACGGGTGAACTCATCCCTCTCACGATGACGAACTGCTCGGATGTCTCCATCAAGATTCTCTTCCGCAAGGTGGACTATCGGTCGTAAGTCGTCTTCAAAAGTTCTCTCGGTAGAAGAACATACACACGATGAGTGCTGACATCCAGAAGATGGCAGTGTTTGATGATCGGATCGTCCAAACTAGACCCAAATACGCTGTGGAGAAGGGTGCGCTCTCCCTCACGAACTCCCCGTTCCAAGCGATCTCCCAGACCTCGTCCCAGCACACCTACAACATCTATGTCCCGTCCGAGTCCGTCTATGTCGCCCGTGATCTGGAGTGGTCGTCTACGATGTTCCTCCAGTGCGCCGTCCGCCTCAATGACACGGCGGGTGGTCAGTATCCCGTCGGTCAACCTCTGTTCCAGTGGGGCGTAGATGGTTCCCTCGCCGCCTTCCCACTGAACGCGTGCGTGGCGACGATGACGGCGACGATCAACGACACCACGGTCGCGATCAACTCCCAAGATGTGCTGACGGAGGTTCTCCGCCTAACGGACT